TAGAGGGCAACGGCACACGAGACGCTACAAACACTGGCGACCTGGATATTATAGGGCAAGCAAGATCAACAACAACGCCGGATATTGGTTGCTGGGAGTACCAGGCAGCAGTAGGCGTAACGCTAGATCAATGGGATAGAGGACAACCAATGCCGCATCGGGAAAAAATTGGAATAGCCAACTATTAATAAAATAACATGATTAATTTACAGAAATATAGTGGAATAAAGATAGCAGATTGTTTTAGCTCTGCATGTAACCTATTAGGTGGGCTAATTGTGACCTTATTGGCAGCATCTGCGTGGATAACTCATATTATGATTTGCCTGGATGAGCAAAAATATGAGTTTTTATTTTTTGGAGCGATAGTGTTTCCAGTTGGCATCTTTCATGGTGCTGGCGTTTGGGTTGGTATATGGTGATTATTCAAGATTTTTAATACACAGTATAATTAATGGGGATCGTAAGATGACCGCAGGAACAAGACCAACGAGAAGGCCAAGAAAAAAGCCGAAAAAGAAGCCTCGAAAATGACTGAGGCACAGATAGTTGTTTCAATAATGGCATTGTTATTTATTCTGATTGCATATGCCAGCAAATCAACAACTTATATTGCATTAGCATGTGTATACGCAATTAGTGCAGTGTCACACTGGGTATTTGAGCAAGTACCAACATGGTCTGTATGGTGGCCAGCCCTATATTCAACGCTCGATATTTATGCATTAATTACTATTGCAGCATGTGGTGATATGCGCAAAAAACTCAACATATGGCTATTATCTGCATTAATAACAATGCATGGGTTGCTTGCATGGGATTTATTCCACGGTACGAATATGGTTTTTCTAGTCTATTATCAAGTAATAATGGCTATAATTGCAGGACAAATAATCGTGGGGTTTTGGGATGCGATCGCCGAATATAGGAGAGTTAATCGCCCTGCTGATCACTATAATAAACATGGGCATCATGTTAAAAACCATCATCAGGGCGCTACATCATGAGTGGAGACGCATTAGAAAACGCCGGAACGATAGCTAGTGGTGGTACGCTCATTGTAGGCTCATTGGCTTGGATAGAGGTTAATTCCACGGCTTTAAGCGTTATAATCATGGCGTTTACCGCATTAATGACAGCTATATTCTATATAGCATCTCTAAAATTAAAGCGGCAGGACATGAAGGAGCAAGCAAAGCGACAAGTGATAGATGAATTTTATGAAAAAATCAGCAATGTAGAGGCAGACACTCATGAAAGGATAGCCGCAAAGCAAATGTTAAAAACCGTTATGAATCGCAGGGATATATGATTATGAATCAAGCAGGCAAAGGCGACGCACGCAGACCTCAATATGTATCAGATGATGAGATGACAGAAAGATGGAATCTTGCTTTTGGTGGTGTTGAGGAAAAACCAGACAAAGATGCCAGCACAACCAAGAAAGGCATAGAGGCAGGTAAGGCTTTGGAATTCACGCACAGTGAAAGTGCTGCTAATTGTTCCACGTGAAACGTATATGACTGAAAAGCAAGGAAAACAAAACGGAAGGCCTACAACATGGTCTGAAGAGCTTGAAGAGCAGGCCTGGGCTTATATTAATGGCGGTTGGGAAAAAGAAGAGCATGCGGTTCCAAGTGTGGTTGGATTGTGTAAAGTATTAAAGCGAGGAAAATCAACGCTTTACGATTGGGCAGAAGATAAAGAGAAAGGGTTTTCGGATATATTAGCTGCAATTAAGGAAGAACAAGAGCTTGTAACGTTCAATAAATCATTGAAGAATGAATATAATGCAACTATAGCAAAGCTTCTATTGGGCAAGCATGGATACCATGACAAACAAGACAACACCAATGCTGGACCAGATGGCGGCCCTATCCAAGTAATAGATGCAACTCAGCTATCCACAGAAGCATTAAAAGAGTTAGTACAGGCACGTGCAAAATCTAGCACTGACTAACCATGACTGGGTGGCAATAGATAGGGAGCTATCATCCAGAAGCCTCAGTGAGTTTGTACAAATGGCGTGGCATGTACTCGAGCCTAGTCAGCCATATGTCCACGGATGGCACATAGATGCATTAACAGAGCACCTTGAGGCCGTCACATCAGGTGATATCACAAGGCTCCTGATTAACATCCCGCCTGGTACAATGAAGAGCATGCTGGTTAGTGTGCTGTGGCCAGCCTGGGAGTGGGGGCCAAAGGATATGCCTTCGATGCGTTATGTTGGTGCGTCTCATGAGCAGAGCCTATCTATCAGAGATAATCTGAAGATGAGACGGCTAGTAGAATCAGAATGGTATCAAGAGCGCTGGCCAACCCCATTAACAAGAGATCAAAACGCTAAAATAAAGTTTGAGAACCAGAAGACCGGATTCAGGCAAGCATGTGCAGTTCAGTCTATGACAGGCAATAGAGGGGATAGGGTGATCTGGGATGATCCTCATAGTGTAGAGGCTGCATTATCACCTGCTTATAGAGAAACGGCCTTACGTGTCTTTACCGAAACACTTCCAACCAGATTAAACAACCCTGATAAGTCAGCAATTATTATCGTTATGCAGCGGCTGCATGAAGAAGATGTGTCAGGGCATATTATAGCCAATGACCTAGGTTATGAGCATTTAATGCTGCCTATGGAGTTTGAGCCAGAACGCAGATGTACGACTTCAATAGGGTTTATCGACCCACGAACAGAAGATGGAGAATTGCTTTTCCCTGGTAGATTCCCACGTGAGGTGGTCGAGAGGGACAAGAAGGTGATGGGTACAATGGCTACAGCGGGCCAATTCCAGCAACGGCCAGCCCCACGGACAGGTGGTTTTTTCAAGTGGGAGGCATTAGAGGTTGTGAAAGCCTCACCAGTGATAAAGCATGCCATAAGATATTGGGATAAAGCAGGCACCAAAGATGCTGGGTGCTATACTGCTGGTGTTAAGATGGGAATTGGTGATGATGGACTTTGGTATGTCCTTGATTCTGTGCGCGGTCAGTGGGCTGCTGCTGAGAGAGAAAAGGTAATAAAGCAGACTGCTGAGACAGACGGAAGGAAAGTCAAAGTGTGGATTGAGCAGGAGCCTGGGAGTGGTGGGAAGGAATCTGCAGAATCAACAATTAGAAATCTTGCTGGATTCACGTGTCGCGCTGAGAACCCAACAGGAGACAAAGCAGTACGTGCGGAGCCGTATTCTGTGCAAGTAGAGGCCGGAAATGTTAAAGTTCTATGTGGTGAGTGGAATGCAGAATTTATAGATGAGCACAAAAACTTCCCAAATGGCAAATATAAGGATCAGATTGATGCATCATCTGGTGCGTTTAATCGTTTGGCAAGTAGAACGCGAATCAACATTGGATAATCAATGAGTATATTTAAACCCTGGACATGGGGCAAAAAATCCCACGTTGAAACCAAAGCTTCAACTAAGGTTCTAGGACTGTCTGAAGAATTAGGCTCATTTCTCAAGTTTGGCACTACAGGAACTGCTGCGACTGCAACCAGCGCAATGGATTTATACAACAAGTCATCAGCTGTTAGCATACCGATTAACTACATTTCTGAGGCATTTTCCTCAATCAACCCAGTGCTAAAGGACGGATCAGAAATAATATCTGATCATCCTGTTTTAGATCTTCTGCAGTCACCAAGCCCGTTTTATAGCCAGGATCTGTTCTTAGAAAACCTGGGCAAGAATTATCTAATAACCGGTGAGACAGAGCTTGTAGCTATTGGAAATATCAACCGGCCACCTATAGAGCTGCAGCCAATTAACCCAAAGAACGTAACTATTAATGAGGGTTCAGGTGGTCTTGCGCTGGCAATGATAGTCTCAGGCGAGACATTAGCCGGAGTTTATAACATCATAAGGAAAGGGCGAGGTGTTAGGTATGTCAGGGGTAATCTAACAGAGATTAAACAGATACGTAATTATTCAACTAGGGATAATTCATTAATTCGCGGCCAGTCCCCATTGGTTTCAGCCTCAGCTGAGGCCAGGCAGCATATAGAGGGCAACAACCATAATGTCTCGCTGTTGATAAATGGCGGTAGAGTCTCATTAGTGTTCCATTTCGATGAAGATATGGGAATAGATGACTTTGATGCCACTAAAGCCAGGGTAATAGAGCAATATGGTGGAGCGCAGCAGGCTGGAAAGATCGGTGTAACATCAGGAGGCAAGCTAGACATCAAGGAATTAGGCATTAACAACAAAGATATGGATTTCTTCAACCTCCAGTCTATGGCCAAACAGACAGTAGCACTTCAGTATAAATTCCCTCTACCTCTAATAACGGTAGAAGCATCGACTTTAAGTAACTACAAAGAATCAAAGGCCGCATTATATGATGATGCTGTTCTGCCACTGGCTGATAGGATCTTTGGCGGCTTGTCTGACTTTCTACTGCCTAGATATGGGCTTGATCCTAGCAAGGTAAGAATCACCTACGACATGGATCAGATCACGGCGCTATCAAGCAGGCGCAATGAAGAGCTGAAGCTACGAAAAGAATTGAACCTTGAAACAACAAATGAGATGAGGACGCTAATAGGTCGCGAGGAAGTCGAAGGCGGTGATGCTATATTGGTGCCTGCTAATATGGTGCCTATGGGAACAGATTTGTTTACAGACGACAATACGCCGGATAATGCTCTGGCCAGGGACACTGAAAAGTGAAAGTTTGGATTTGCGGGAAGCATAAGAGCTTAGGAAAAGACTCAAATGGCACAGAATATACGTCTTGGGAGTTCCAAGGTGTTTTCAGAACTAAAGATCTTGCCATTAATGCATGTAAAGATGAGAATTATTTCATCGGGCCAGCGGTGATGGATGAGCCGCTACCTGATGAGGAGCTTGATTGGCCTGGTGCTTATTATCCAAAAGAAAAGAGGGAAGAATAATTGTCAGCCAACGAAGCACGCAGAGACCTAAGCGAGAAAATCAGGCTAGAATTACAGCTAGCTAGTGAGATTCGCTCGATTCATCGTCAGATCGTGCGTCAGACAATTAAAGAATATAGTGCAACAGGCAGGCCATTTGATGCAAAAAACCTTTCTGATGAGCTTACAAGTACACTAAAAGACCACTATGACCATGTTGGCATGTCATTTGACAATCAAATAACTGACATATTACCAAGTGACATTGAGGCCACAGAGGAAGAAAGAGCGGCAATTACAGCTGCCCTGACTACATTCTTTGCCTTAAGAGCATTAGAGCAATCAGAGATCATTACAGCCACAAATCAGAAGGATATAGATGATTCTATTGATCAGTCCATAATGATGAGCCAAGAGGCAGAGGAGCCACAGACAAGGATAGATCTGGCATTTGTCGCTGGTGCTATACTTAGTCGAAAGCTTAATGGAAGAGTTTCAGGTATCGCGACTCTAGAAACTCAGTCTGTAGCAGAAGCCGCGAAAGCTACAGAGGCGCAGATACTTACGTTTCAGCCTCCTAGTGTTACAGGTGGAACGCCTAGAGAAGCTCCAGTAACAAAAGAATGGGTTACAGTGGGTGATGAGAGAGTAAGAACTGCGCATATCGGAGCAGATAGCCAAGTGCAAACACTTAATCAACCCTTTGTAGTGGGTGGTCAGTTGCTTAGATGGCCAGGAGATACAAGTTTAGGGGCTACGCCTGGTAATGTCATTAATTGTAGGTGTAGTTCAGTCGTAAACGCACAAAATGTGTTCGCTATCCGCAGGCAAAGAGGTGAGTTGCCTATGATAGATCAAACGGCAAGTGAGCAGCTGCTTACAAGTCTTGGATAAACTTAGTAAACGAGGTAATAAAGATGGCACGTAGATATTCAATTGATGGGCAGGATACCAATACTGCTTCAACTTCAATCCTTGGCCTGACTAGTGCGGCTACTGTGCGCCCTATGATTTATGATCTGATTCTGGGGAGTGATGCAGCACCTGCAGACAATGCGGCTGAGTACGTTTTGCAGCGCTATACTGCTGCAGGTACTGCAACCGCAGTAACGCCACAAGCTCTTGATCCTGGTGATCCTTCTGCTTTGGCTTCTGCTGGTGAGGCTCATACCGTTGAACCCACCTATACCGCAAATGCAATTATGCTTCAGTTTGCTACCAATCAGCGTGCAACTTTCCGTTGGGTAGCTGCTCCTGGTGGTGAGATAAAACTCCCAGCTACTGCTGCTAATGGTGTTGGAATAAAGGTTATTGGCATTGCTGGATCAGCTGTCAATACTAATGTCTGCATGCACTTTGAAGAGTAATGTTTCTTCCTGAGCGAAGCCCTAAAGGGGTTATCCTCCAGGATGGCAAAGAGATTGCTGACACATTGCAATGTGTTCACTGCGGTGGGCATTTTGTGAGTGTGAAAGGCTCTGGTATGCGTAGGGGTTGGTGCAGACATTGCAATGGGATTACTTGTGGATCTCAAGCTTGTGATGTATGTGTGCCTTTAGAGAAGCAGCTTGAGCAGATAGAGAAAATAGAGCGGGAGTTAATTAGGCTGTGAGATTATGGCAGTATCCTAGTTTAACTGAGCCTGTAAGTCAGGAAGGCGAAAACATCACTTTAGATAAGTGGTGGCAGGAAACTGCGCGCCCTGTTTTCGATAGAAGGCTGCCTACTGCGTTAATGTTCACTGCTGCTGTATTGGTGGAGTTAGTATCACCTCCAGCACTGGCAGATATTGGGTGGTTGCCACCAACAGAGCAGCCTGTAAGGATAGAAGCAAGACAAATTCCTACAGGCCTGTCTTTTGTTGACATTGTTTCTGAAGTTCTCCCAGAAATAGCATGGACTCAGCCAACTTCTCAGCCAAAGATAGATGTTAGTAGGGAGCAGTTTACTTACCCGAGTCTTTCGTTTGTTCAGGTTATTGCCCCACCGGTATCATTAGATCAGTGGGGGCAGCCAACCAACCAGCCGAGGATAGATATAGAGCGTAGTCAGTACGCCTATCCTGGGTTATCGTTGGTCGAAATTGTTGTACCTCAGGTATTTGTAGAGCTTGATAAGTGGTATAGACCACTACAAGAGCCGTTCTTTATACCTGATAATACCCAGTATCTTAGCCCTGTTGCACCTTTTGCGCCTATTACTGAAGTAATACCCGTATCTTTGCCTGGTAAATTATGTGGCGATGTATCAATCGGGGTAAAATTAGGTGGTGATATCACAATGAGCGTGAAAATAGCTGGTGATGTGACCTTAAATCCCGCAATTGACGGGACAATTACCATAAGAAGCTGCTGATGGCGAGTCTACTTGTAAATAGTGATAACGTAATCCAATTAACTGAGTTGAAGAATCTTGTTGATGGCGCGTATTTAAACGGTGCTACCGTAACAGTGACTATCGTTGATTCTGATGGTGTTGACGTTACAGGCGAGACATGGCCGTTATCAATGCCATATGTGGCGAGTTCAGACGGTGTTTACAGGGCGAACCTTGCAGACACGATATCTTTTGTCGCCGAGTGTAAATACACCGCTACAGTAATTGCAGATGCAGGCGCAGACGGTAAGCGAGAATGGGTTACAGATGTAATTGCTAGGGTCAGTGTTGGTTAACGGGGAATAAAATGGCACATATTCACACATTACCAGACGGACAAAAAACAGGCACAGAGATAATTGATCCTGATGACAATGAATTACACTGGCATTTAGTCAGCGAAGATAAAACATCATCCAGTCCATTTGGGTTGGAACATACGCATATATTAAATGGCGTGGAAACATCAGGTCCAATTCAAGAAAAGGCGCAAGACATGAGTATTGAAACTAAGCAGGCTGGCGGTAATATCCTAGAAGCTAAGCAGATCAGCAGGAACGGTGAGCCTGTAGGGATTCTTAAGGGCTACATAGCCACATGGGATCTAGACAGGGGGCTTGATAGATTTGTTCGCGGTGCATTTGCTGAATCACTGGAGCGCCACAGAAAAGATAATCGACCTATTAGGTTAAAAGACCATCATGGTCGTACTGTGGGCGGATTTCCCATTGAGACTGTTGTGGAAAATGATATCGGCTTACTTGGTATTGGGGAGGTAAATCTAGACGTTCAGCAGGGGCGTGAGCTTATGTCACTTGCAAAACAGGGGGTGCTTTCTGACTTCTCTGTAGGATTCACCTCAATTGAAGACTCCCTGGATAATGGAATCCGGGTTATTCATAAGGCTGAGATATGGGAGGGATCTATTGTCGATGAGCCGATGAACCCGAGCGCAATTGTGACTGAAGTTAAAGCTGCCGTTCCGTTTCAAGATTTACCTTTGGCTTCCAAAGATCGAGCATGGACTGCAGACGCGGCAATTTCTAGGGTTCGCGAGTTCACAGATTCAACAGATGAGCCTGGTTCAAAGTATCGTCGTGCTTTTGTATGGTTCGATAGTGCTGATGCCAGTAATTTCGGAGCCTACAAGTTACCTATTGCTGATGTAATCGACGGGAGACTGACGGCTGTGCCAAGGGGTGTATTTGCCGCTGCCGCTGCTGTACAAGGCGCTAGAGGCGGTGTAGATGTACCAGATGCAGACCGCGCTGGTGTGATACGGCACTTGGAGAGATATTATGCAAAGATGGGGCTAGATAGTCCGTTTGGCGATGAAAAACAATTCTTTGTTGCTGATGATGTTAAGGAATGGACAGAGCGAGATATAGAGAAATTCCTGAAAAAAACAGGATGCATGTCTAAATCAGCCGCCAAGCTTCTATCAGATCGGCTCGAAGAGAAGGAAGAGCAAGAAGAGACACTAGAATTAGATGCAATGCGTGAGTTAGTTGCAGAAATGAAGGCTTTTAAGTCTGAGATGGCTAATTAATGTTAAAGATTATGCAGGTCTTACGAGGCCTGCATAATCTTATGCCATAAGTATTTATGGCAACGGCTTTTCAGCAGCGCCATTTTTACCTCCACCGCCGTCCCCACCACCGGGAAAGCACTGAATTACTGTTGACCCACTACCCGCACCTATTTTTGCGGAGGCAAAACCGGATGGAAAGCTCACTTTGCAGTCCGCATCTCCTTGGACAATCTCTTTTTTAGTTACAATCCAAGGTTTTTCTTTTGTAAAAAGGTACTTCAACACATATAAATTCATATTTATCTCCTATAGCTTCCTAAGCCGCTTCAACTGCTTATTATCAGGCTCTATCTCTACAGCAAGATCTAGCAGTTTTACACGAGTTTCTGGCATTACCGATACCCGAAAATCAACAAATCCATCCTTGCTCCTATCCTTCCTGAGCCTGCGCATCGATTCTGCTTCTTTAGTTGGTTTTGTCATAATTGCAGCCTATCATTCCACCCATTCGGAGTTATACAGCATAGTTATGTCTAGCCCCTGTTATATGGCTAAGACACCTTTCTGTGGGCCTCAAGATGGCAAAACAGGTTTTCTATTTCTCTGTGCCATTCATCTTTTATATTCATAGCTGGTTTTGTTTTTTCGTAAAATTCTCTTGGGTTGTCACCAAACTTATAGCTCATGGCAATCCAATCAATCACCATGTGGACGATGTCATTATAAGTTCCCACCGTCTCATGGTGATGAGGGTTGCTTGCCTTATGGTTCTCCCATGCCTCATCGAATCCACTGTTTTTCTTGTCCTCTGGGGTTACTGGATAGAAGTTGTCCCTATACTGCACAAACTCATCTTTGCTTAGTTTTGAGAGATCATGCCTCTCAACCTCAGCTCTGATTGTGTGCCATGCGAAATCATCGCCTACCCACCACTCTTTCCCATCACACGCTAGCGATAGCTCATCAAATGCTTTGGCTACGTTTTGAACATGCTCCTCTACATAGTCCAAGTATTGCCGGGTTGCATCTATGTAATCCTGTACCTGCATTCTGTCTATAAAAGCCATAATCAAATTATCTCCATGTAGCCATATAACAAAGCAAATCCACCGGAGTGCTTCGTCATTAGTTGTTTAAATTGGCACCGAGCGCACCCGGTGATTATGCAACGTTATGCAGTAAACAATCCGGCATAGTTAGCCCAGAAATATATCTGGTATGCTAATGCCGGTGTGGAAATGTAGGTATTCGTGAATCCGTGATTCCATATGTGCAGTATCGGCACTGGGGTTTTCATCTCATTGCCAGCGCAAATTGAGATAAACTTAAAAAAGAAGTGCAGCGAAATAGTTGCGCTCAAAACAAAAAGTAATGTTTGCATAACAATTAGCTCCAGCGGACAGTCAAACGCCGTCCGGGTTTGTGGTTAATTTATGGCTCAGTGTTGGCGTTTGTCTGCCGCTGAGCATGGCGTTAGATTGCATCAAACTCTTCTTCTAGCTTTTGTAGTTCAGCAGCCAGCCATTCTCGCTTTTCACCCAAATGGCGCTTAAACATGTCATCCGGCACGTTCATCCAATTTCTTTCATCACGCAGCCCATCAAGCGTGCTTTTGTAATCATCCATTCTGCTCTTTAATAATTTTGCCTTTTTAAACAATTCATTTTTCATTTCGTGCCTCCGTTATGGGCGCAATCTAACAACGGCAATCAAGCGGTGACGTGTTTGTCATCCGCACATTTAATCAAAATGTCTGCACACGCAGCTTATTGCCCACATTAGGTGTAGTCCCGCATCATGCTCTCAGTAATGAAATAGGCGTACTGCTGCGGCCTATTTTCGGCAACCCATTTCAAGAGTTGTTCCAAATCAACTTCTGTGCAGTTATATCCGGCTTCGTTTTTTGCATGTATTACCTCTCTACCAAAACCTTCCCACTCTTCTTCTGGCTCGTGGTGGGCGTATTTTCCAGTAGTCTTTCTAATTGACACTTCCATTTCTTCTGCGTATTCGGTAACTCCACACATAACAATCGGCTCAACCTGACCCGCTGCTTCGGTAGTTGAGTTTTGTCTCTGTTCATCTTTCATCTTGGGTGTCCCCTGTGTTCTATTCACGCGGGCAAGTTAGCCTAAGCGTTATAATGCACTATAACATATAACGCGTTAACATCAAGTGGTTTACCTATCCCCAACAGTTTGAATATCCCTAATATCTTGACATTCTTATCAAAGACGACCAAAATTACTATTGATACCGAATGCTGGCCGGTGAGATGCCGGAAAGCATAGGCTAGTGGGATGCTGGACATCGGAAACGTGAAAGTTAACCCGACAACAGGAGGACATTATGTCCGATCCCACTATGGCCGATGTAATGAGCGGCGTAAAAGAACTCCGCGAAGAGTTTGAAAAGAAATCACCCGATTTCGAGAAAATCAACAAGATTGAAGCTGATCTTGAGAAGCATGAAGAGAAAAACCAGGAGCTACTTGCCGAAGTAAAGCAGAGCGAGAAGCGTGAGGAAGAGATGAAAGAGCGCATGGATGTGCTAGAAACTGAACTAGCCCGTTCAGGCGCTGGTGAAGGCAAGAATTACAAAGAGTCTGAAGAGTACAAAGCTCTTGATCTATTTGTAAAGCAAGGCGCGTATGCCATTACCCAAGAACAGAAAGCAATTCTCCGTACTGATAGTGATGTACAGGGCGGTTTCTTGGTGCCTGTTGAGATGGATAACGCCATTACAAAGAAGATCACCGAGATTTCAAATATTCGGTCTATTGCTCGAGTTCGCACCATTGGTGCTAAATCCCTAGAAGTACCGGTACGCAACACTATTCCTGCTGCAACCTATGAAGGCGAAGCAGAAGAGGGTGGCGAAGATACCAGCACATACCAGAATGAAACCCTAACGGCTTTCCGCCAGACCGTCACCATTCCTATTACTCAGGATATGTTGATGGATGCGGCATTCAATATGGAATCCGAGATCATGGGCGATGGTGGTGAATCTTTTGCTCAGGGCGAAGGTGCTGCATTTGTCGTAGGCACTGGGTTTAAACAGCCTGAAGGCTTTACCGTTGATTCGCGCACTGTAGCAGCTGCACGCACATCTGCATCATCAGGCACCGTTGGGTTTGATGACATTATGAACCTGACTGGTGATCTGAAGACTGGTTACAATCCTGTTTACGTGTTCAATCGCACCACTCTAGCCTTTCTGCGCACCCTCAAGGGCGGTGATGGGCATCCGTTGTGGCAGCCAGGAATGAATGGCGTAGTGATGAACACCATCAACGGCTTCCCTTACCTAATCGCCAATGATATGCCTGATATCGCAAGTACTACCATTCCGGTAGCATTTGGCGACTTCGCACGTGGTTACACCATTATTGACCGTACCGGAATGGCCGTGATTCGTGATGAGGTAACTCAGAAGAAGAAGGCAATCGTAGAATTCACCTTGCAGCGTTGGAATACTGGTCAGGTTACTCTGCCAGAAGCCATCAAACTGCTAAAAGTTAAAGCTTAAGGAGGCTGACATGGCTGAATTTGACCTACATTCAAATGTAAAGCAGGAAGTTGCCCTGGATGCCCAGGACATTACTACCGATACCACTACTGTTGGTAATATCATTGATACTCGTGGTTTTGAGTCCCTTGAGTATTTTATCCAATCAGGAACTATCACTGATGGCGCTTATGCTCTGAAACTGGAGCAGGGAGATGACTCTGCATTGGCTGATGCCGCAGATGTTCCAACTGCTGAGGTCTTGGGTGTTCTAACGGGCTTTGTGGCTGCTGATGATGATGCCGCTAAGCGTGTTGGTTCGATTGGAAAGAAGCGCTACCAGCGTCTTTCCATCGTATCCACAAGCACCTCAACAGGTGGAACTAAGTTCTCATCTGTGGCGGTACTGGGTAATCCACAATCTGCTCCTACTGACGAGTGATAGCTAAGGGGAGGTCTTCGGGCCTCCCTTTAATTGAGGGTAGCTAATGACAACCAAGATTAAAATCAGATTTCTTGTGCCAGGAACATGGGGCGATGAGCCGCAGGACCCTATCTTTGACGTAGAGGCCGGTGAGGAGCGCGAAGTAACTCCACGCCTTGCTAAAGATGCAACTGATGCAGGTAAGGCTGAATACGTTAGAGAGAAGCAGAAGCCTGGGCCAAAGCCTAAAGCAGAAGAACGTAAAAAGCCTGGGCGTAAGCCTAAAGCTGGCCCTGTAGAAAAAGCTGAAGGTAATGGCTGATTGTATTTACCGTTTCGTTTCAGAGAAAGCTTCGCCGGTTACATTGGCGGTAATGAAGTCATATCTGAAAGTTACCGCAACAGCTGATGATAAGCTGATTCAATCAATGATTGACGCGGCTACTAAATGGGGCGAGAAATACACAGGGCGAGACTTCAGAGCTATTACATGGGAGCTTTTGTTGGATGGGTTCACAGATCGTATTGAGTTAAGACGTGATCCTGTAGATTCGATCATAACTGTAAAGCATCTCGTTAGCGCTAGCCTTGTGACTGTAGATGCGCCTACTTATTACCTGAAAAAGCTTACTCAATCTTCTGAGGTGCTGTTAAACGAGGATCAAGAGTGGCCAACAGATACAGATGATCGAGAGCAGGCCATAGAGATACGGTTTGTAACAACTGGGTATCAATGTCAGGACTCAATCATTGAAGCAGTCGAGCGGCATGTGGCATGGTGGTATAGGAATAGGGGTGATTGCTGTAATGAATCAGCAAAGAACTCTGGCGTAACCATCATATATGATCAATTTAGAATATCGAGAGTTTAGGGGTAAAAATTATGAGCGGTGAAAGTGTACTTAACTATTTTGAGCAGCCTGGTAGTGATCTGGATAATAAGCTTGTTCTTGGCGGTTCTGTTGAGACTACCGGTGGAGCTGATTTAAAGACCAAGCTTGTTACTGTGGCAATTGGCGATATATCAGCGGCTGGGAGCGTTTGGGTTGTTCCTGGAGTTGCCGGAACTATCGTTAAAATCAGCAATGTAATTGATGGTGCTATTACTGGTGCAGCCGCAGGACTAACATTCGAGATTGGCGGAACAGCCGTAACAGATGCTGCTATTTCTATCGTAGTTAGTGGGTCTGCTGCTGGTGTTGTTGATCAGTCGACACCTACTGCATTGAATGTAATCACCGCTGCTGAGGCTATTGAGATTGTAAAGGATGGCGCGAGTACTGGCGTTTCTAACGGCGTTGTAACTTTCGAGATTCTGCCTAGCTGATATGGTTGATACCGTACAAGTATTGCTTGTTGAGGATGAGTGGGCAGAAATAGCAAGAGGTGATTTTTCTGGCTATATCTCCAACAATACAGAGCACACTTTACGGTATCGATTAGGTGAGCAACAACCTGCTGATGATGACTGTTTTGGGCATAGGCTGCACCCTCAAGACCGTGTTCCGTTTACCGTTGGAGATGGAACAAGCCTGTGGGCAAGAGGATTTAGCGCACAATCATCAATTGCATTAACAAGAGGAAAGTGTGGCGCTGAGCTGGTTGTTGCTGGCGAAACATTTCCGGTAAATCAGGATGGATTGGAGGATACTTTGAGGCGAATTGAAAAACAATTAAGGATTGCCAATGTTCACCTGTCTTCAATGAGCGGTCAATGCGTTAGCAGCGAGGACGTGATTAATGGCTGAGCAAATTAGAGACGGTGAAGGATCGGGGCGTTTAGCTGGGGTTGACAAGAATCATCGGCTAAAAACCAATGCTCAGTCAAATTTTGCTGAAGAGATCGCCGCTCAAAATGAGAGGGCATATATCCTTCATGGTGAGTGCCATCTTTCTGCGTCTGCAAATGGCGGGTTTCTTGCCGTCAGAAATGACAGTACTGATGTATTGCTCGCAATATCACGCATTTATATTGACCCACATTTGCTTAGTGGTGACTTAATTATTTATCAAGTAAAAAACCCTACCATATCGAATGGAACGGACATCAGCGAGACTGGAATCGTCAATAAAAATTACACTTCAAGGCGCAGAATGATTGGCACCTTATGGATTTCCGATGGTTCTTCAGACTTGACATATACAGATGGCAGTAACTATCACGCATTCTCGGCGCAGTCATTAACATCAAAACAGCGTGACATGAAAGGTACAAACATCATTGGGCAGAATGATGTATTACTTTTTGGATGGAAAACAGCTGATGGTAGTAATGCAGTAGATGGGGAAATCGTATCTTTCAGTGTTAATTTGTATGAAGTCCCTGTTGAGGAGATTGGATAATGGGCTGGCCTATTGAAGATGGAAGAGGAACTGGAAACAGGGCAAGAGTTAATACAGAGGGGCAGCTCGAAGTTTTAGCAGTTTCTATCCCTGAAGATCGGCATATAAATTCAGAACACGAAGCAGTTTGGTCGTTACCTTTTGAGGGAATTGATCCAGTTGCGGCTGATGATTATTTTTTCTATATACAAAATACAGGTTCCAAAAATCTAGGTCTTACTGATTTTCGTATATCTTCTACAGTGGCTGGCACAGTAGAGATACATTACGTGACAGGAGTTCCTATTTTCACTGCTGGCGTTGATGTTGAGCCTGTTAGTAGATTCTTAGGAAGCAATAATGATCTTGGTGCCATAGTTAAAACTGACACTGACACTACAGGATTGGTCAATGAAGGGGTTCTTTTTTATATAGATATAGATGTTGCTGGAAAGCTTGAGCATCTTAAAACATCATCAAATATTATCATTCCACCAGGGCAAGGGATCGCCATGTTATGGGATCAGGCGACCGGCATATTGAAGGGCGTGGTTAGCGTAGTTGAGTTACAGGAACCATAATGCCTGTTCAAGCAGAAATTATTGATCCAGCAACTGGACAAAAAGCCAGTGTTACACCGAGAGGTCAGCTTATTGTTGGTAGTATATCTTTCTCGGAGTCATTTATTGCCAATGTGGATACTGCTAATACGGCATTTAATTTGGTGTTACCAAAAGGTAATAAAAAATTTATTATTACTGGCATAATATTAGTTGGTGACAAGAGTATAAATACAAATATAGATGCAGTTGTTATTATATATGAGTCTTCAACACTAGCTGGTATTGTAGAAGATAACGCATTGTTAGATGTAAACGTTTCAAGGAGCACATCATTGCCAGTAATAGGGCTTAATTTGATCACTGAAAACGCAGCTAAATTTATTAATGTCAAATCATCAGATGTTAATATTAAAGTAACGCTACTGGGATTTTATATCACCGAGTAACCAATGTGGAGTTTATAAATGGCTGATCCTTTTTCCGAACATGAGTCTGGCCTTAGTTCACCAGCTACAAATGCGTTTGCAATCACGCCGCATGATACTAATGACCTTGCAACAACGCCAAGATTTTTAAATATTACGGTTGCTGGAAATATCAAAGTAGATACTGTAGGCGGTGATACAGCAGTAGTGTTGGCAGTTCCTGTTGGCCGGTTCGACCTTCGTGCTACAAGGGTATATGCAACTGATACAACAGCAACAGGTATTGTAGGGCTTTACTGATGCCTGTATGCAGTCAAATCAATCGCAAGCGTAGAAAGGTCTGCATTGGAGACTTAGATAGCTTGATAACTCTAGAGAATAGAAATATTCAAGCGCCTGAGTTTGACGAGATTGATTATGATGAGGTCTTTGTTCCTAGCGCTACAGTTTGGGCGCTCCTCGAAACGGTAAGAGGCAAGACATTCTTTGATGGGGCAAATACAGAAGTAGATGTTACCCACTGGGTATATATTAATTATGATTCAACGGTAACAGCTGAGACATGGATTAAGCTTGAAGATAGCAGGCGGCTAGATATTTTAAGAGTAGAAAATTTAGATGAAAGATCTGAGTTTATGCTTTTGCATTGTGTAGACCGTGGAGCTGTCGAGGCATCAAAATCATGACCGTCAAATTCACAGCAAGCCGCCAGAATGACAAGGTATTTGGGCGCATAGAGAACATCGGAAAACTGACTAAACGCGGCCTTCGTCAAGGAATGTTTAAAGCTGGCCATACGCTTATATCTTCTGCCAATGAGGAGATACTGAGGGGCGTGAAAAGCGGTAAAACATACATCCGCAAAGATAGGAGAGGCCGCTGGCGTAGGCATATTGCATCGGCACCAGGCGAGACGCATGCAAATATGTCAGGGATGCTTCGCAGATCGTTAAGTTTTCAGTTAAGAGGATCAAGTGAAATTGAGTTTGGGTATGGAGTGAGCAGCGGTAAAACGGCTCCAGACTATGCTGAATTTGTAGAATTTGGAACCTCGAAGATGAAGGCCAGGCCAAGCCTTAAAAACGCCTTAGAGGCTGAGCAAGGAAATCTTACACAACATTTTGAAAACGGGATTGTGAAGGAATTTAAGTGAGAGCAAGTGACATCATATTACAATTAGCAGCCAAGCTTCCGGCTTTGGTTGATGATTTCACTACGTCTTTTTCTGTCACCTCTTTGACTCGTAGCGGAACTACAGTAACTGCTACCACGTCCGCCGCTCATGGCTTAGCCGTAGGGAATGCGGTTAATATTGTCGGATCACAAACCCCTATCACTATTACCAGTATTGACCGGGTTGGAGTCGTTGCAACGATGGTAACAGCTGCTGATCATGATATGACTGAGGGTGCTTTTACTGAGGTTGAGATTAGCGGTGCAACTGAGGCTGAATTTAACGGGACATTTACACTGTTGCGAGTGTTAAACCGTAGAACAATCACTTTTCAGGTTGCAGACAGTGGCCCTACAAGCGCTACAGGGTCGCCTTTGTTGTTAAATGGATCTAGCCCACTCCAGAGCTATAACGGCCTTAAAGAAGTCACAACAGTCCCATCTACTACGACTTTTACCTATGAGATAACCGATACAACATTATTTTCCCCAGCATCCGGGACAATAACAGCCAAGACTTTACCGAGGATATCCGGGGCGGCTACTGATGAGCGCGCTTTAGCAAGCTATTCAAAGCAAGCGGGTGATGATGCGTGGTTGTATGTAGTGATGAATGATGTTGTAGCCAATAAAAGCAGAACTTTAGATATTGACGGAACAGACAACATTCAAAGAACCAATCATTTTAAACAGTTTGCAAGTCAGACGGTCAGTCTTTATGTGTTTATCCCGACATCTAGACAGATTTCAGGCAGATCAGCCAGGGATAGAGCAGAAGAGCTGTTAAAACCGATCTGTCAGAGCATTTTATTTGCCAAATTCGACAGTTTGTTGACGGCAGCCCAATACAACGCATTAATGTTTAATGAGGCTGGTTTTCATGGATACAACACAGCTTTCTATATTCACCGTTACACGTTTGAAATGACCTTATTATTCGGCATTGATGACACTATTGGCGCTGATGAAGATGTGGCTTTCCGTGATATTGATATGTCACAGTTGCATGATGTTGGTACAGGCGAGATAAATACACTTATTGACCTAGATGATGAGCCTCTTTAACTATGAAAACAATTAAACTGAAATTAAACAAACCAATGGCAGGCTATGAGGAAGGGCGCGAAGTAGCTATTGATGTTGATAGGAATAAAGTGCCTTTAAAGAGATTTTGGCGACGCCGCCTAAAAGATGCCAAAACCGATAATTGCGTGGAGATAGTTAAAGTCTCCAAACCAAAAACAGGAGACAAGTAATGCCTACTACTATTAGCCAGCCTAAGGTTACGGTTAACATCGTAAATGCGTCATCGACAGTAGAAAACACAGAGCAGCGTATTCTATTTGTTGGTCAAAAAACCGCAGCCGGATCGGCCACTGCTGGAGCGCTGGACGAAGCCATTGCAAACGGTGGCGCAGAAGATGCGCTTTATGGCCGTGACGGTATGTTGGCCACAATGATTCGAGCTTGCAAGGTTCGCAATCAACAAGTTCAGATTGATGCCATATCACTGGATGATAATGGTTCAACTTTCGCAACAGGAACAATTACCGTTGTCGGCACGGCTTCTGAAGCTGGAACTCTGACAGTAATTATCGGATCAGAACGAAACCACAAGTTTAGCGTGGCGGTTGCGGATACCGATGATGAAACTGCCGTTGCTGCCGCTATCGTTGCTGCGGTTAATGCCGATCTTGATGTTCCTGTAACCGCTGCCAACGTATTAGGGGTGGTGACATTTACCGCTATTAATACGGGAACCTATGGCAACAGCATTGCTATTGAAGTCAGGGGATCAGTAGCAGGCATTACTGGAACAGCAGTGGTTGGTATGGCTAGTGGTGCAACAGATCCGGTGCTGACGGGCGTATTCGATGTGATTGCTGATAGGCGCTATCAAGCTATTGTTTGGCCATACCCTGAGGATACAGCTGAGCTCAGGACGCTTCTTGATGCTCGTTTTAATGCAGATGGTGCTGTTCTCGACGGAGTAGGATTCACCGCACTGGCGGATACTGTTTCTAACCTAAAGGTATTGGGCGCTGCTCTAAATAGCGAAAGCCTCGTGATTATAGGTGATCAAAAGGAAACTGAAACAAACTATGCTGGGCCGTCCATCGTGGAAATCCCAATGGTTACCGCATCTCAGTTTGCTGGATTTAGAGGGCTGAGGCTAGATACAGATGGCTTCAGCATTGCTGATCTGGTAATTACTGCCAATGGTCCACTTGATAGTTTTGGTGGTCCTGCATTGGCCTCAAAGCCTTACTTCAATACGCCATTTGGCGAGCTTGTCCCAATGCAGACAGGGCGAGGATTCGATGATTCTGAAATTGAGGACTTGAAGGATAACGGTATTACGGTAATCGGCAATAATAGAGCAAACAACACCGTCATTTCAGGCGAGTTTGTGACTACATATAAAACCGATGTGGCGGCAAACCCTGATATCACATTCACATTCTTGAACTATGTCGATACTGCCAGCCAGGCCAGGGAATATTTCTTTAATAATCTTCGTGCTAGGTTCGCTCAGTCTCGATTGACCGAGGGCGATATCATTAAAGGCCGCGACATGGCCAATGAGCTTGTTGTTAGGTCATTCCTGAAGCGGCTCTATCAAGATTTAAGCGGGCCTGATTTTGTACTTTTGGAGTCTGGAGAAACTGCGCTTAACTTCTTCAATGACAATATGGTTATTACTCTAGATAAATCTCTTGGCAAAGTCACTATTCAAATGACTGTGCCAATCGTCACTCAGATCCGTGAGATTGCGGCAACCATGAAAATCGCCTTCTCAACAGCTGCTTAAGGAGCTATGTAATGGCAAATCAATTAAACAATGTCGCCGTACTGGTGAACAATGACATTATTGCGTATGAAGCTAATTCATTATCTTATGATGATGGATTTGGTGAATACAATGTCAGAAATGCAGTAGTCGGCGGCGGACAGACTGAGCAGGTCTTTTCTGAGGATCTGGCCACTAAGTTCAGCATGGTTAAGTTTTCAATGCCGTCAACTGAAGACGCAGCCGCGCTGATTCGAGAGTGGAAAAACAACATTAATAATAATGTTGTTGAGTTGCAGTCATCTACAGGCGGTGCTCAGTTCACACGCATCTTCACCCAGGCGTCAATTCAAGGCAATCCTGAAGTGAACCTATCCACTGATGGCGTTGTAGAGGTTGAATTTAGAAGCAATCCTGCTCAGTAATTAAATAAGTGAGGGCAAAATGAGCGAACCAAAAGAGGTAACAGCTGAGCTAACTGACTCGTTTGAGTATGCGTATAAAGGAGATCAACGGGAGGCGCAATTCATCTCACTATTTGCGCCAACAATGCGCCAGCATTCACAAGCAGCAGCCCTAAAACAGTCAATCATGAAAATGATTGCTAAGGCAGTGAAGGACGTCGACGATGATTCTACTGATGTTAGTGATGAGTCAGAAGTTACTGCTGAAATGGTTATTACCACCATATATACCAGTGAATGCGTTGAGGCAAACGTTGTATGGGAGCAAGCAAAAGCCTTATTCAAGGAAGGCGCAGCCCTTATTGACGGCGAACAGAAGATGACAGCTCCTTTGATAGAAAAGATGTCTCCAGATGATTTTGAAAAAACGGTCGGTAAATATATAGCAAATTTTACCCTAGCCTGAGTCGAACGGCCATAAAGGATGGAGGTCATCTCAGGCCAGTAACAGATGCGGAGCTGGCCAAGAACTGTATCCAGCTTGGGCGGTTTTCAAATGGCGCATTGAATATCCAGTGGATGGAATCAATATCGCTATATAAATTATATGGATATATTGATCAGATGTTGGAATTGATTACAGAGGAACAGAATGGCTAATAAAGTAGGCTATATTATTCAGCTCCAAGATCGGTTTTCAAGAGCTGCAAAAAAAATCAAATCCCAAATGAAGGGAGTTGATAGAAGTGCTGATAAAGCCGCAAAAACCATCAATAAAAATTTATCTGGTAGCTTTAAAAACTTAAAAAACACGGCCAAGAATGCAATGGGTGCGGTTCTTGCTGCGCTCAGCGTGCGTAAACTTATCACTACTGGTGCAGAATTTCAGGATTCATTAGCTGATCTTTCAGCCATTACAGGTGCCACAGGAAAGGATTTAGCCAATCTTCAAAAGACAATATTCAAGCTGGGCAAACAATCGGCAACCTCTTCGGCAGAAGTAGCAGAAGCATTTAAGCTGGTTGCATCTGCAAAGCCTGAATTGCTGGAAAACTTAGATGCTCTTACGGCAACCACCGAACAGGTACTATTGCTAAAGAATGCTGCCGGAATTGAGCTAGCAAGTGCTGCAAATATTGCTGCTCAAGGATTAAATATCTTCGGGGCAGGGGCCGACCAGGCTGCACGTTTCGTGAATGTGTTGGCAGCTGGTGCAAAACTTGGGTCATCTGAAATAGCTGATACAGGAGCAGCGTTGCTGATTTCAGGTCCCGCTGCAAGAGCAGCAGGACTGAGTTTTGAGCAATTAAATGCAGCAATCCAGACCGTGGCGAAAGGCGGCATCAAAGCAGAGCGATCAGGTACAGCATTAAATGCGATCTTTGGTCGTCTACAGCGCCTTGGAATTGATTTCCAGAAGCTAGGGCTTCAAGGAGCTTTTGAGCTTGTAGCTAAAAAAATGAACTCGCTTACGTCTTCTACAGATAGAGCGAAACTAGCTTCTAAAATATTTGGTGAAGAGCACGTCAAGGTCGGCTTTGCATTGATGCAAAATGTACGATTCCTTGGGCAATATGAAAAATCTTTGGCTGGTACAAACATTGCTCAAGAACAGGCTGATATACGGCTTAAGACATTCAATGCGAAGATGCGTAGGCTAGGCACTATTGTAGATAGTGTGATTATAAAAACATTTTTACGTCTTGAGCCAGTCATTACCAAACAAGCTGAAAGATTGTCTATATTTTTCGATACCATTAAAGCAGAAAACGTAGATGCCTTTGCGGATTCACTTAAGGCATTGTTGGAAGTGGCTATTGTTATCGGGAATGCATTTAAGATAGTTGCATCAGTAATAAAAGGGGTAGGCACCGCAATAGGGGAGCTAGCTGCACAGATTACAACTTTAAACTTTGGGGAAAAATTAGGAACCTCATTTAAAGATGCCTTTTCTATTGGAGGTAAATTTCTTGGTATATTTGGAGATGAGCCTACAGCTACCAATGTTGGTAAAACTACAGCAACATCACAGACTGACGTGAATGTTAATCTCCTGGCTCCTGAGAAGACCATTGATTCTGTGAAAACCAGAACATCTGGCAAAGCACCGGGCCTAAATGTTGGCGTTAATCTGGCAACGGCTCCCTAATGGCTGACTCAACAAAAATCATTGATGGGTTTTTCAAAAGCATCCCGATCAGGATTGACTCTGGATCTGTTGCGGGTGGGCGTAAATTCTCAAAGAAGGAATTTCCAAATCGCGATACTCAAACCATTGAAGATTTAGGGCTTCGTCCGCGCACATATAATCTCCAGATTATAATTGCACCAAGAACAACTGTCTCAGGCGGCGCTACAAGCGTCAATCAAGGTTATTTTGAGTATAGGGATGCTCTGATAGCCGCAATAGAGGACAAAGGCCCAGGCGAGCTTATACATCCTCTATATGGGCGCATTGAAAATGTAGTTGCTACGACATATAGCTTAAATGAGGATTTCACCAATTTTGGCAGGACTCGCTTATCAGTAACTTTTGAAGTCACTAGCGACACAGGCATACCTCGTAAAACAATAACAGCATTATCACAGCTAGCTAAGGCAAATGATGATGTAATCGCAGCGGTATTTTCTGATATTTCTGAAAACTATGACGTTCTATCCAAGTTTAAAAATAATTTTGGAGATGCGGCAGATAAAATCAATGAAATCATTGATGCGGCTACTGAGTCAACGTCATTTATAGGCGCTGCGGCTGATGAAATTAACGAGTTCAATAGTTTTATTGGCGAATTATCAGCAGATGTAAATAGTTTAGTAACTGACCCGCTTTCATTGGCTGCAAGTATCAATAATCTTTTCTCGAATATCGATGGATTGTATGGGACTGTTGAAAATACAGCCAAAGCATTTAAAGGATTATTTGAGTTTGGTGATAACGATGAAGATGACGTACAACCTACAACGGCAGCGCGCATCCAAAGAAAGCAGAATAGAGCTGTTTTAAATGGCGCGGTTAATGCGCAAACCCTTAGCTATGCATATGTCAATGTTGCCCAAATACAATTTGAGAACGTGCAAGAAATAGAGGAAGCTGCTGACGAATTAGAAGTTCAATATCAAGAGGTTATAAACTCAGGGTCATCTAATAATGTTATATCAGCAGTTACTGATATGCGTGTGATAGTACAGCAGTTCTTTGATGAACAAAAAACCACAGCAAAACAGATAATTACAGTAAATACCTATACCATTCCTAGTCGCGTATTAAGTTTTCAATATTATGGGGAATCCGAGAGTGCAGACGACATCATAGGACTCAATAATATAAATGATGTGTCATTTGTTGATGGATCTGTGGAGATATTAACCTCATGACCATAAAACTAGAAGTAGACGGCATTCAATACGAAAATTTCACGGCAGCCAGCTGTGAGATTCGCCTTGATGCGCTATCAAATACATTTAGTTTTGAAGCAGCCGCAGCAGACGGGGCGCTACTTCCATTCAAGGGCGGTGAATCCTGTAGGGTCATTGTCAATGAAATCCCCGTTCTTACCGGTTCTATTGAAATAGTAGATGTTTCTTATGATGCTGCAGACCACATAATCACCATACAAGGGAGAGATAAAACGGGTGATTTGCTGGATAGCAATATCAATAAAATACCAGACCTCAGAGCGCCTATAACACTCAAGCAGATCATTGAAAAAGTTATTTCTAATATAGGTGCTGATATTCAGGTGATTGAAGATGTTGAAACCGAGCCTTTTAGTGCTGCTCAAGATATTGCCGCCCCTGAGCCAGGAGATAACGCCTTTGAGTTCATTGAAAAATATAGCCGCAAACGCCAGGTTTTACTGACCTCGGATGGTGATGGAAACATAGTAATTACAGATGGATCAGGAGAAGAGGCAATAGGAAGCATACAGCATATCATTGGAGCAGAAGATAATAACGTCATAGCAAGCTCTTTCAGCTTTGACACAACTGGGAGGTACAATATTTATAAGTTTGCCTCCCAACTAAACCCTGTCGCTCTGAATCTTGCCGGGGATACCGCCCTCACATCCGTGGCAAATCAGGGTGGTGGGGCCTCTGATCCAGATATAAGGATAGGGCGGCAGCTCGTCCTGGTATCAGAGGCTCCGAATTCAGATGACCAAAATGAGAAAAGAGCAAAATGGGAAGCTAATATAAGAAAAGCTCGTGGTTTGGTGTATTCTGCCACAGTCCCAGGATATCAAGTAGACAACATTGATCCTGATTCGGAGCTCTGGCAGATCAATAAGCTATATCAGATCGTGGACGATTATCTCGGCAAATCTGAGCCTATGTTATGTAATACGGTTACTTTCACGCTAGATACAGAAGGTGGTGAGCAAACCTCACTATCGTTTGTAGATGAGAAGGCATATAGCCTAGATCTTGAAAAGCCACAGACGAGCAAAACGGCTACAACGGTGTTGTCGTTATGAGTACGTGGAGAAATTTACTCAGATGGGGGCGGATTACTCAGCCAGGCTCTGATGATAAGCAATTTGCTACGCAGCAAATGGAATACCTTGGTAAAGTGGCAGATGGGTTTATCATTTTTCCTTATGGAATGCATGGAAATGTTCCGGCTGATGCCTTAGCTTTGATGTTTGCAGTTCAAGGGAACCCTGATAACCGAGCGGCCATAGCCTGGACACCAAAGGATCGACCTACTTTAGCTGACGGAGAGGTCGCTTTTTATCACCCACCTACAGATGCTTTTATAATCTGGAGAGCAAGTGGTGAGTTGGATATTGAAACAGGAAACGGAGGAACAAAAGATATCAATATTCTCGCTACTAAAGTCAAAATAACTGGCGATTTAGAAGTGACAGGGGTAACCACATTGGGTGCTACCGTAACCAGTAATGGAAAAGATATCAGCGATACTCACACGCATGGCGGAGTCCAAACAGGTGGTAGCAGTACAGGAGTGCCTGATTAATGGCCGGTGACACAGATGCAGTATTAACAATAGATCCAGTTAGTCTATTGTATGACATAACATTTGATACGGATGGCGACATCCTGACAGATGATTTTTTTGATACCAGCCTGCTTTATAGTTTATTAGGTGAGAGGCGCGCTGATTCTTCAGAGGTGGTAGAGCCACAACTACGCAGGGGGTGGATAGGCAATGAAGGAAAAGACTTTGAAAACGGCTCTAAACTTTGGCTATTTTACCAAGCTAGGGTAACTAGAACCAATCTAAACAGAATAGAGGATGAGGCCAGAAAATCACTGAAATGGCTTGTGGATGATGGATATGCTGTGTCAATTGATGAAATCACGGCGACTGTAAATAATGGATCAGTTGGGCTTGAGGTTATTATTCGGCGCAGTAGGTCAAAAGTAGAACGACGTTTCTTTGAGTTATGGCAAAACACAGGAATTAGATAATGCCTTTAGAGATACCAGGCAGCGCAGCAGAAGTTGAGAATCGGGCCAAGACGGATGTTCAGCGTGAGCTTCCTGAAGCAAATCCGTTCTTAAAAAACTCATGGCTTGGAGCGCTAGTTACTTCATTTGCTAATCGCATATTTGATTTCTATCTTCAGTTATTAGCAGCAATAAGAGAGAATTTTCCTGATACTGCTACTTTGGATTATTTAGAAAGATATGCAGCTATCTGGGGAAAACAGCGTCTTGCCGCAACACAGGCTACTGGCAATGCTGTTGCAACAGGTACGGCAGCAGCCGTTATCCCAAGTGGAACGGCCTTTGCTTCATCAAATGGCAATTATGCATCAACAAGTAGTGCTACCATTTCGGCGCAGTCAATAAGTATATCGAGCATTACTCGATCTGGCCAAACCGCAATTGCAACAAGCGCAAGCGATCATGGTTTAGCAAACAATGTTCCAGTCACAATCTCAGGAGCAAACGAGGCAGAATACAACGTATCTAGCGCAGACATTACAGTCACTGGGCTGAATACATTTGAGTATCAGGTGACTGGCTCACCATCTACTCCGGCGACTGGAACTATTCTTGCTGCGTTTACATCTGCTAGCGTACCAGTTCAATCTGATGACTTTGGGGTCGTCGCCAATCTTGACTCCGGTGAGCAGATCACGCTGCAAAGTCCAATCGTTAATGTTGACGATGTGCTTGCCATTGATTTTGGAGCTGTTGGCGGCGGCACAGACCAAGAAGCTGATGATTCTTTAAGAGAAAGAATGCTTAACCGGATTCAAAACCCGGTTGCGCATTTTAATGAATCAGACATAGAGGATAAGATTAAAGAGATAGCTGGCGTTACTCGGACATTTATTCAAAAAGCTGGCACTGTTATCGGGGTTGAATCTGTAACATCAATCACAAGAACCGGGAATATTGCGATTGTCACATTATCATCATCCTTAGACATTTCTAGCGGGCAAGCTGTAACGATTACAGGCGCTGCTCAATCAGATTACAATGTAACAGATGCTATTATCTTAGTAGAGAGTACAACTGTATTTTATTATATAGTTGCAAACACTCCTGTTACTCCAGCTACCGGCTCGATTACTTCGAGCATTTCAATAGCAATAGGAACGGTAACTATTTATTTTATGCGTGATGATGATGTTAACCCAATACCTACCGCATCAGAAGTTACTACGGTTAAAAATAAAGTACTAGAGATTACTCCTGCAAACACATCAGATATGGATGTTGTAGTGGCAGCGCCTACCGCTGTGCCTGTTGACTTCACCTTTACTGATATTACGCCTAATACAGCTACGATGAAATCAGCAATTGAAGCCAATCTAGAATCATTCTTTGCAGAAGACACTGAAGTTGGTGTGGATGTTGATGAAGATGCTTATAGGTCAGCTGTCTTCAATACTATTGATACGGAAACAGGAGCAGAAGTGTCAACATTCACTTTGAGCACACCATCAGGCGATATATCGATTGCAATCGGAGAGATTGCCACGTTAGGAAATGTGGTATTTAGCTAATGCTTTTTGAACGCAGAAATATAGAGCAATACACCAATAGTCTGGCAGATTATCTGCCTGGTGGGTGCTTGTTTGCGTCCAAGTCTATTCAGGATTCTAATTTCCGTAAACTGCTTACAGGTATGTCTGGTGAATTATTTAGAGCTAATGGGCTACTCAAGGAATATAGTGAGCAGATATTGCCAGATCAGACAGTTAAGTTTATTGAGGAATGGGAGTCAGCTCTTGGTATTCCTGATGCCTGTTTCAATGGAACCGGAACTCTGGATGAGAGGCGCAGGGATATTTTAGTGAAACTTGCTGCGCTTGGAGTACAGACAGCTCAGGATTTTGAAGATCTTGGTGATACTTTCGGTATTTCTGTGACGGTTGCTTCAGGAAGAGATGGGATAACCTTTCCTCTGGTTTTTCCTGTTTTAATGTTTACAACAGTAACTGAGGCAAGGTTCACAATCGTTATCAAATTTACGGTTCAGGAGGCTAATAGATTTACGTTAACCTTTCCGTTTACTTTCGGTGATGGAAATATAGCAATTCTCGAATGTTTGTTTCGAAAGTTGAAACCAGCAAACTGCAATCTGATTTTTCAACAGGTGTGATATATGCAGGATTTAAACGACAAAATAACAGGTAACACTTTAACGGCGGCAGAGTGGAACGAGCCACCATCAGAGATCCAAAATGTAATTGAAAATACAGGGCAAACGCTTTCAAGTGGGGATTTAAACCAGCTTGGAAAAGGGATAGCCATGTATGCCAGCAATGGTGATGCTTACACAGATACAGGTATAGCAGATGCTTATGTGTTGAGTGTAATCGGTAGTAAACAAGCGCCGCCAGATCTAGTTAATTTAATGAAATTCAGGTTCACGCCTGGAAATGATTGCACAGGTGCATGTACTGCTAATCCTGCTGGACTTGGTGTAACTAATATTAAATTGGCTGGCGGTACAGTTAACCCAGTGGCGGGTGACATATCAACCTCGGCAGATTGCGAATTGGTATATAAAACATCCCCATCAACTCATTTAGAGTTAACAAACCCACAGGTTTCAGGCGGTCCACCCACTGTTCAAATATTTACATCAAATGGAACTTACAATAAGCCAGCCGGATTGAAAAAGGCTATTGTTGAAGTTATCGGTGCAGGTGGTGCAGGTGGCGGCGCATCAACCACAGGGGTAGGTGAAGCCTCGTCTGGTAGTGGTGGTGGTGGCGGCGGGTATTCTAGAGAGATGCTTTCAGCTTCTGCTATAGGGTCCAGTGAATCGGTTACCATTGGGGCCGGTGGCACCGGCGTGGTTGGTGGCAATGGTAATGATGGAGCATCAAGTTCTTTTGGTTCATTGCTTTCTGCAACAGGCGGGACAGGTGGGCTAAGAGAGCTGGCATCAGCCGTTTTATCTGGTACAGAGGGAAGTATTGGCGGAAATGGTGTTGGTGGAGATGTAAATGTTCGAGGTAGTGGTGGTACGTTTAGCTTTCAGCAGGGTACAACTGACGTAACAAATCCAGTAGGTTATAGTGGCGCTGGAGGTAACTCAGTTCTTGGCGGCGGGGCCCCTTCTGAAAAAGCCACTACCACAAAAACTGGTGTGGATGGTGGTGATTACGGAGGCGGCGGAAGTGGTGGCGCAAACGCGGAGAGCCAAACCCAGGTAGCGGGTGGTGATGGTGCAGACGGTCTTATTATCGTAACGGAGTTCTATTGATATGAAAGCTTTAATACATGCTGGCATGGTTAGGCAAATTGTTGAGGATGGCGAAGAGTTTCCAGTGCATCCAAAGTTAACTTGGGTTGATTGTGGTGCAGAAGTTAAAACAGGGTATAGCTATGATGGTGATCAATTTACAGCGCCAACTGTTGAGCCTGAACCTGAACAGCCAACCACTGATGAGCTGTATGACAGAGGAATGCGGAATAATAAGATTATTAAAGCACTTGTATTATGCATTAATGATGGATCTATTGTCCCAGGAGCTAATGCGACACCTGCGCAGCTGAAAGCAGCAATTAAGGGGAAAATGGAATAGGGAAAGGTCATTGTGAGGACCAGAAAAAGCAACTAATCCTCTAAAGCTGGTGCAGCCTATCATCCAACCCGTTAGGATTTAGGCTGCATAGTTATGCCTAGCCCTTGTTAGGTGTCTAGTGCTGCCTTGCACCCAAGCAGCACTATTCGAAACAGGAGCGGCTTGTGCTTTGCCCAATTACCGAGGGTTTGCAAGCTCTGCCCCGTCATCTCTGAAACCTGGGAGAGGCTTTTAAGCCCATCCGCTTTGGCTTGTTCCGCTGCTGTCATGTAACGTCCCTCATGTCCCAAACGGTTTCCTTCATATTTGTAACCCAGCAGGCAACAACATCAGTCCATTGCATTTTATTTTCTGCGAATTCAACAGCGGCTGCTTGACTCGGGAAAAATTTGGTTTCTTCGGTGTTCTCGGTAATCGTGGTTACATTAAACATTGACTTGCTCCGTTGGTGTTTGTCTTAACTTGTAAACAATTATAGCAAACTATTTGAAGGATGCAAGTATTATTTCAAACTATTTTCAAAAAGACACCTAACAAAACAAATCAAGCAGACGGGTTAAAGCGCGGCGCTTTTAATAGGCATGGGTGCGCCGCAGCTTATTTGTAATGTTAGGCTGCACGCCCATCGCGTATCTTTTCAGCATCTTCCTGGCTAAGTCCGTAGCCTATACACTCCATTGGATCACGCTCCCGAACTGTAAGATATTCTGGAAGCTCATCAGGGAGGTTTTCACAATTCCAGAACCACCAGCAGTCTCCCATGCTTTGAGGCGTAGCATGCTGGTAGGTTATTCCTAGGTGCTTCATTACCTCTTGCGGGTGCTTACATCCGGTGTCATTAGATGTAGCTGAGGCAAATAAACAGTACGTTAAGTCTTTCATATCAAATCCTATGGTAAATTTTGTGAAGCCTAACAACGCGCTTCAACTCTGACACAAGCTTCGTTCCTCGCTTGTGCAGGTTAAGCGCCACGTTAGGCGCTTACCTGATCGCCGATTTCGCAGCAAAGCACCCTATCAATCCTGTTCCAATACGGTGGCCTCAATCGTACTTGTCTGTATCCGCTATCATCTGGTAAGTAGCGCATAGCCAAGCCATCTTTTACCAATGAGCAATCATTATCAGTCTCGGGATATTCAATGCTGATTATTTTCCCATAGCCGTAAGCTCTTTTTTTGCCAAGATGCGTAAGCTCACGCAGTAATCTTTTACACTCCTTGCGGTTGCCGCTTGCGTAAGCAACAAGCCGTTGAGTCAATAGCAGAGGCATTGGTGTATTCCAGTCTCGATATTGGCCGTTTTTGAGATTAGGCGCTCCGGTTGATATGTCTGCTTTTCCTTGCCTAAACCGCTTGCGCCAAAACTGCAAGTCCTCGCCTTGATGATCATCTGGAAACAGCGCTGAAGCAGCCCATACCCACTTGTCACCGATGTTCTTGCGCAACAACGGTAAAGGTACGTGATCTGGCCTATCATCTCTACCAAGCCCTTTATTGGCTCCTACCCTTGGAGCTAATACCCAGCTTAATAATGCATCAAGATGTAGCGGCTCATTTGGATCAATGTAAACGCCTGAACCATCGAGATTAAAAATTACTTTAAAATGCACTAGACCACCTCCTTATCTCTAAGCCTCGAATATTGCCTTGGATAATACATTTTCATGTGCTCCATATCGCCATGAGTCATCCCGCCCAACGTAGGTAATGCCCACGACAATCGTATATCTTCTGGTTGGAAAAACCTGTTTTTGAAATAGCACGGATTGATCTCAATATCATTGAGAACCATGTAGGCAAACACATCATCAGCATTCCAAATGCTTAATGGATTACACCTCATTACTCCGCTTTTCAATTTATATGTATGGCCACGCTTACATAGGTTTAATTTTCTAGCCCTACTTTCAGCCATCCGTAACCCAAGCATTACACCATTACAGCCAAGCTCAAGCCTGGCATCATCAAGCACAGATATAAAGCCATCTTTAGTGAGTGAGTGAGATTGAGCACATAGATTGTCATGCCCAATATTGCACTTACAAGCCGCCTCCCAAATTGAAAAATCAGGCTCTACAAGAATATAATCAAACCCATTGTTTTGTTTTATTCGCTCAGCGTATTCTCTTTTTTCCGGCCAATCGCAATCATCAAACTGTATTAGTATTGGTAGGCTATCATCTATTGATCTAGCAAGATGAGTCATTGCCGTTGAATCTTTGCCTGTTGACCACGACAAGCAGTAATCATTGTCTTCAATCGCGGATGTTATTATCTGCTTTGCTTTACTTAGCTTTGCTTTAAAAGAGTAGCTTTTGGCGTGGAGTTTCCACTCCATTATTTTCATCTCTTTTTTCATTTTTCAATTCCTCTTGGCTAGGCAGCAGATAGCATAAAAACGCATACAATGAGCTATTAACTTTAGGCTTTGCCCATGCTTCAAACTCCATCCATTTTGACATCCCAACTTTACGCATTACAAAAGATGGGCAATCTAGTGATTCCATTACTAATCTCCCAATGCCTAGCCTTAGTGCAGCATTTAAAACGCCCCACCAGTCAAGCACAAGATGTTCATCTGAGCAGTCCACTACTCTAGATTCAAATAGCCATTTATTTTGTCCTGGTGAATAGTTGATAGGCGCTCTCAATGCGCCATGTTTTTTATAGCTGGTGGTTGCATAGCCACACCATGGAGGCTTGTTTCCACCAGATAAAACAGACTCTCTCACCTGCACTCTGCTTAGTTTTTTAAACTCAGACTGAATGCATATCCAAGATGACATCCTTTCCCATTTGTATTTGAGTGCAATGTAAGCATCTATGCTCACCATATTGCTGCTTGGTGCATTTAGCGTTTCGCCATCACAAAATGATTTACCAAATAGCTTTTTTCTTGGCAAGCATTGCCCGTGTAATCCAGTAATTGCGCACACGCCATCAACCAGATCACCATCATAAGCGGGACGATCAAGGTCATCTCTTGACAGCCCTGAAGCAATCAAATTAACCGGGTGCATTGATAGCACCTATCTCAATTAAGTAATCAATGATTGCCTGCTTATTATCGCCAAGATAATCAATATAGGGCTTAGGGTCTGGCGCATCTTTAATGTCAATCGCCACTTTGCCAAGCCCACGTCTGTTTTCAGCCCCGAGCATACCGCGCTGTTGAAGCAATGCTAATCCGCATCCAAGAGCAGATAACTCCAACTCTGAAGCGTGATTGTCGTAGTCAATACCCCCTGTCAGTCTCGCCCCAGACTTGATGCACTCAGTATTGGCAATCATGCCAGCATGAGCATCATCATCGCCTTTGCCCTCATAATCATCGCGGCGCGTGAGAAATTCCCACTCCATAAGTTGAGCGGCTGGCACTTGACCGCTACCCCACTCATGGCAGCACGGCCTTAAATCACCAGCTTGCATGCGTCCTGGCAATATCCTATTGCCCATTGCTGCACCCAATAACGACAACGCTGGCAACATATCTCTCAACCGGCGTAGGCCATCTGTACGTAAAGCTCCATGCTTGCCTAGCTCCTTGTTAAGTCCATCCATTACCTTGCTTTGCTCCTCAAGCACTCCGCCAGCGTAGAGCGCGTGAAAGAACCAGATATTTACTGGTGGGTTATCCTTGCGCGGAACTAGGCCGATTGATCTAAGCAGATGATCTGCCAGCAGATCGCGCAGTTGACCGCGAACAGCATTACCGGCATAAAAAGGCAGGCTTAATATACGGCCTGTTTCGGTTATCGCTTGTCGTCTCCTGAACAGCGTGGCGTTGCCTGCTTTGGAGTCTGACCCATGCGCCAACGGTGATAGTAATTCAGCATTGATGCTGATCTTGTAAGTAGGTTGAGCCGTAATTGTGCTGTCATCAACGCCATCAGCATCAATAGTTATCGATTCTACGGCCTCAATATAATCATCATCTTTTCTGAGGCCAGCTATCATCGCCACAATTCGTGGGTGATCTCTTATCCAGTTTAATACTGCGCCTGCATCATCTGCATTAACTGCGGCCATAAATGCCGCAGTCCGCTTGCCACCAACATACTCAATAGAGGCATCAACCGCCTTGCATAAATGCTCTATCGCATCTATTAAAGTTGGTTGTGCAAAGCTTTGTACAATGCGATCAGCAAAAAACCCTTCAAAATGGCGGTTTACCTTCATGCTGGTGGCTGATTTTATGCTTCGCACCATGTCCAATACGCCCTGCAATGTACTGACATCGCGCCTAACAATAGGGTCAACCAGACCGCCTACAGCGGCGCGGGTTTCATTTTTTTTGGCTTCGTTCGTCATCATCTTTTCTCCAAGTTCATCTGTGTTTTACGGCGGCGGGTTACCCTTATCGTTACACATACGGCCTAACGCCATGCTCTCTTAAAATGGCTCTGTATCGTTTGATCTCTGACTCTATATCATGCCATGTGGGGAACCGCTCCTTAAGGTCTGGATGCTTTCCGTGAAGCCACTCAAGATGCTTTTCCCCATACTTCCTAGCAATATATTCAGCATGTTCTTTTGGTTTGCCAGAGTCATACAGATTGCACTTGACACACTGTTTGCTGATGTTGGTAAGCTCAAATCTAACATCTGGTCTTGCCCCTCTTGTTAGATAATGGCCAGCATCAAACGCGCCATCAATGTCGTATTTTCCGCACGTACAGCACCCTTTGTCTTTATCTCTAACGTGCAATACATACTGGTTGACTAGAGTCTGTAGTCTTTTGTACCACTCGTTTCTTGTCATAACCTCTTTCTTTCTGAGTCTTGTTTCTGCTTTCTTGGCCTTTATTTTCTTCTCACGCTTGATATCAGCTTTTCGAATTGCTCTTTCTTTTGTTTTTGCTGCTAATTCTTTTCCATGCTGCACTCCGTGATCCCAGTCACAATACCAAGCAAGATTGATTTGCACCATAGTATCTATGGCCTTCTTCACTTTGCAGTACTTGCAGGTTTTCTCCTTAGCTGGCATTTTGTGTCTCTTTACACGGCCACGGTACATATATGCCATGTTCAGCAAGCTTTACATTTAAAGCGTCATAAATATCAGCGTACTCGTGTGTTTCTGGTTTTGTAGTTGAGTCCTTACCGGTAATGGCTTTTTGTATTGGCCTCCAGATGTGATCCTTTACAAGTTTTTCGTTAAATGGGACAGGATGGCCTTCTTTTATGAATACCCTAAAATCAAAACCAGCATCATTGAGAGCCGCTGCTAGCATACTGCAAAACAAGTGCAGCGAGGAATTTTGTGTTAGTGTGCGCTGCTTTCCTGTTTTTGATGTTACACGCAAATATTTATGCTTATCAAACTGAGTATCTAAGTAAGCCTTGTAAGCATCCAAGCTCTGGCGGCTATTAATAATCTGCTCACCTTTGCTCATCAGAACCCTCCAGCAGAACCAGAATACAAAACCAACAAGAAATATACACACCCAGCCTGTAGTGCCTTAGCTAAACAATGGGTCATTGATAATTCCTCCTTAATAC